TCAAGCACATATGGAACTTTTAATAAATGCAGGAAAAAATCCAGGTTTAGGTGATACAATTTATTATGTTAATAATGGTGTAAAAAAATCACACGGTGATGTTCAGAAAAAAACAACTAAAATGACTAAAAAACAAATAGAAGAATATACAAAAATTCACGGAGCAGTTCCTCCTGAAATGTTATCAAAAAGTGAAGTTATTTTAAATTGTTATTTAATTGACGAAAAAGAAATTGAGAATAATCCTGATTTATTAGGTGATTATAATGTATTGAGAGCCTTAGCAGCATTTAATAAAAAAATTGAACCATTACTTGTTGTATATAGTCCTAACATTAGAAAAGATATTTTAATTGAAGACCCTAAAGACCAACCAATTTTTACCAAGTCACAAACAGAGTTAGGTAGGGGGTATCCGATGAAAGAAAAGGATCAAGATAATTTAGATGAGGTTTTAACTTTATCCGATATGGAGATTGTATTTTGGCAAACAGTAGGTATTGATCCGTACTATATGTATATTGACAATACTTTGGATCTTGTTGATAAAAGTAGAGTCGACAACAATAGAAAATTAATGTTAGAGAATAAAGTAAAAAAATCGGTTGATGATGATGACCTTTATGAATTTGATGAGGATGGAGATTTAATGTCCTTAGTTTTTGACTAAGAGTTCTTTAACCCGTCTGAAGAAAGTATGTACCAAGAATCGCCAACAAATTTAAATTCAACACAAGACCCTTTACCTAATTCTACTTCATTAAATTCTTCATCAATTAGTTTTGTCGATTTTACTATTGTATTGGTTAGTGACTTTATTACTATGTGGTCTGTAGTTTTTTCATCTAATATTATTTCGCAGTTTACAATACCTTTTGTAACTAAAGTGTACTCACCATTAGTGGTATAAGATTGATTGGTTATAATTGCGGAGTCAGAAGTTTCTACAACATTTCCATTTATTATTCTTTTTGATGAAATAGATCTAAATATTGCCATAAAAAATTATATAACATTATATGGGCTTGTAAATGGTCTGTATTTTAATGCTTTATTCATATTTTCAGCCATAGCCCCTTTTATTTCCCACTGTTTTTCAGGTCTTAACCTTTCAAGTCTTGTTTTTAATTCTTCCCACAATATACTTTTTTCGTCTTTTGCTTCAGTATTTAGAGATTGCCATTCAAGGGTTAATTCGCTATCAGGTGTCTTTAAATTGCCACTATATTTACCTCTTACTTTTGCTAATGTTTCTTTACAATATGCAGTAAACCATCTTCTAACCCAAGTTTGTGCCGGTGAATTTAATTCATCCCATCTTGTTTCATCGATTGGAATATCTGAAGGTAACCTAACTACATCAGGATTTTTTGCTAAACAATCATCTCTATCAAACGTATTGTAATACCAATACCAAACTTTATAATCGTTTCTTTTCATATTACCAAAATCAAACTTACCGCCAGGAACGTTGTACAAATGAATTGCTTTTTTTCCTTCAGGAAGTGCGGTTATTCTGTATGTTAAGTCACCAGTAATGATTCTTCTTTTCATTTGAATGTCTTGCATTCTTAATAAAATATCAAATGCAGGTGTAATAAAATAGTTACCTGTTGTTCCCATCTGAGAAAATCCAGCACCACCACCAAGACCAATACCACCAAATCCACCAAATCCACCCATGAATGGATCGAAGTAGGCAGCATCCAATTCAGAACGAGCAAACCATAATAATTCGTTTACCTCTCTACCTGCAGGTATTTCATATATTTGTTGATTTGGTACTAATTCAATATAATCTTTTTCTAAAACATAATCTCCACCGGCTTGTAAACCAACAATTTTAGAATATGCATAAGTGTATTGAGTTTCCCAATCTAAACTCCTTGTTGTAAATGCTTTAGTTAAAGATTGCTCATCAAGATTCAATCCATAAAGTGATGACCATTGTGTTTCTATTAACCAATCATTAACGTGTTGTGAATAATCCTGAATTGATAACTCTAAAAGAGAATCCATCATTTCATCTTCTAACTCAACACCTCTTAAAGGTGCACCCAAAAGATTTCTAATTCTCTTATAAAGTTTACTTCTATGAGGTTCTGTAATTATAGATGTTGACATAAGAATATTTTTTATATAAATATCTTACTATGTTGCTTTATTTCTTTCTACTTGAGTTGTATATAAATCGGAGACAAAATCCCAATTAACTACTTTCCAAAAATTATGGATATACCTATCTCTTTCGTTTTTATATTTTAAATAATATGCGTGTTCCCATAAATCTAACCCCAACAATGGATATGATTTGTTTTTTCCTGACATCATTAAAGGATTATCTTGATTTGGTGTTGTTACTATTTTTAATCTATTCGCTTTTGTCAACACTAACCAAACCCATCCTGATCCAAATCTTGATTTTGCTTCCTCTTCAAATTTCTCTTTAAATTTTTCAAATGATCCAAAAGATGACTCTAACTTATATAGTAAAGGATTTTCTAACTTAGTTTTTTTTGGTGATAACATTTTCCAAAATAATGCGTGATTAAATGCCCCACCACCGTTGTTTCTTACTTTTGTGTTGAATTTAGATATTCCCGATACTATTTCTTCTAAATCTAAATCTTTCCCTTTAATTTTTTCTAACTCTTTGTTTAACTTTTCAACGTAACCTTTGTAGTGTTTTGTGTAGTGAGTTTTCATTGTTTCACTATCAATAAAGTCTTCTAAATCATCAAATTCGTATGGCAATTTTTCTATTGATACTTTTTTTATTTCAGAAATAATTTGTTTACTATTAAAAGATTCTACTTGTAGTAATAATTCTAAATTATTAATTTGTTCGGTGAACATTTTATATATTCTAGGTATTGAAGACTTATTACTTTTTTCAAATTTTTTCATTATTTCACCCGCAATTGCGTTTGCCTCATCTTCATTTTTACCACCAATATTATGGCCTTTTTTTCTTTTTAACACTCTTCTTTGATACTCATGTGCCCATTCATGAGCTAATGTTCTTAGTATGTCTCGATTTAATCTATCTTTTACTAATATTTTTAATCTATGATTGTCGGTCCTACTACCTGTTGTCATTGTGCCGGTTCTTTTTGTCAAGAAATCAACTTTCAAGTCATCCTTTAAAGGATATTCTTTTTTTAAAAAATCTATAAATTTTTCAACTAATTTTTTTTGTTCTTTTGAAATTCCGTCAGGGTATATTATTTCTGTATCCATGATATATAAATATCACCTTTTAGAAGAAATTAAATTTAACATTTCTTCAATTGCTGAAGCATCTTCCATCATGTCATCACCCATAACAGTCGATATGATTTTTTTCTTTCTATTTAGAATATCATATATGGCACCTTCGATTGTATTTTCAAATAGTGGGTAATAAACTGATGTGGAATTTTTTTGACCTATTCTATGTGATCTATCTTCTGCTTGTGCGTGTTCTGCAGGAACAAAAGATAAATCATTCATGATAACGGCTTCTGCAGAAGTTAAAGTAATACCGACACCAGCAGCCTTTAAATTACCAACAAAGACTTTAATTTTATCATTTTCTTGAAAGTCGTCTACCGCTTTTTGTCGATGAGGTTTTGAACAAGACCCATCTAAATAAACCGCTTGTTTTCCAAAATGATCATAAATTGTACGTAAGGTGTCTGTAAAATTTGTAAATATTATAACTTTTTTTCCTTGTTCGATAATATTTTCAGCCAATTCAATTGTATTTTTAACTTTTTCTTCAGCAATCACCTTTCTAACTTTCATCAGTTTTCCAAACTGAATGGTTAAAGATGACGACTCTTCTGAGTTGTTGTCATACCAATTAAAGTATTCACCCATTAATTCTTCGTAGTCTTTTGATTTTAATCTTAAATAAACAGGAGTAATAATTTTATCGGGTAAATCTAATACGTCTTCTTTTAATCTTCTTAAAATGTGGGTTTGTGTTCTTTCTCTTAACTCATCTAAATTAGATGCCCCTGTTACATTCCATATCTTTCTTTTACCGACACTAAATTGAAATCCATTACAGTATCTTTTAGCATACGCCATCCAATTTGCAGCCACTGGACTTTCAACTAAACTTAAAAGATTATAATAATTCATTGGTCTTGAAGTCATCGGGGTTCCTGTTAATAACCAAACTCTTTCAACTTTACCACATAAATCATTTACAATTTTTGTTCTTTGTGCTTGTGGGTTTGATATCATGTGGGCTTCGTCCATAATAACCAAATCAAAATTAGAATTTAAAATTATTGATTCATCTTTCTTTTTTGGGTCATGAAAGTTTTTTAATATGTCATAATTTATTATAACAAAATCAGATTCAGTTGAAAATTTTTTACCTTCTGCAATATAAACAGTTCTATCTGAATAATTTTCAATTTCACGTTGCCAATTTATTTTTAAAGATGCTGGACAAACAATTAATATTTTTTTTGCTCCCGTTTCTAATGCCGAAATAATTGTTGAGGTTGTTTTACCAAGTCCCATGTCATCGGCTAAAATAAACTTTTTGTTTCTAACAAGTTTTTCAATCGCCTCTTTTTGATGATCCATTGGAGCCCTGTGATCATATTTTGAATATTCAATAACAACATTTTTTACCTCATTATCTTTAATAAGTGCAGTTTTTGGAATCCAAAAATCATGTATAGTTTCACCACTAAATATCTTACCCCATATATGATATGATTTGTCTTTTTCTACCAAAAGTTTTTCAACATATATTTCCGTTGGTTCTTTTGTGTACATCTTATCTTCCATCATTTTTTTTCCAAAATATGAATCTAACTTGACCCATTTTTTTGCCACCTTTGGTGTTCGTCCGTGAAAGTTAATTATGTATTCGGCTTGAGATCTTGTTGGTGTAAAAGACTTACTATTTTGTTTTTTGTTTTTTAATGACAAGATATAGTTATTTGACCCAACATAATCATCTAACATTTGAAGGGCCCTTGTTTCAGGTGTTTTTGAAATTAATTCTTCCATTATATTATAAATAAAAATAGTAAATAATATAAAAAAAACAACTTTTTGTTTAATTATTATATTTATTAAATAAATTAAACTTTAAAAAAAATATTATGAAAAGAAAAATAGGCCTTTCAGAATCGGATTTTTATAGAATTGTTAACCGTGTTTTGTATGAACAAGATAAAGGTGAAAAAGATATCGAGGATGACGAAGATATGGTTGGTGTTGATGACGAAGATATTGATGACGAAGATGTTGCAAAATATACTGAAGATGAAATTGAAGATAAGCAAGAAGAGTGTAGAGACTTAGTAGATATGTTAGAATCTTTATTGGATGATTTAAAATCAATGGAAAATAGTGAAGATATTTTTGACTTACTTTCTATGAAGGTTGGTGACATTGAAAAAGCTTGTGACTCATTAACTGTTTTTGTTGAAGGAGTAGAGTCAAACCCATTTGGTATTTAAGTATAATAAATAAATTTTAAAGAACCCTGCCTTTTGTGTGGGGTTTTTTTGTTTATTGATATTTATTTTATATGTCACAGAATAAAGTCCCAATTACAAGGTTAAATAAGTTTTTCTCTGAAGAAGATTTCAATTTAGAAATTGAGATGGGTATGGAGTGGCAAATGGGGGATATGAATTTTACCGTAGTATTATATAGGGTAGATAGACAAAGAACAAATAATGATGATGTTTATGGGGAGGCTTTGAGTGACGGGATTCAATTTTTAGCACCAATAGAAGTGAAAGGTTTAGTTAAAATTGATGCCCCTGCTAATTCAGATTATGGTTCATCTAAACTTTCACAATTAGAGCCAGGCAATATGACCTTTAGTGTTTATCAATCACATTTAGATCAATTGGCTATTGAAATATCTTTGGGTGATTATCTTGCATATTATGAAACTGAGGATAGGGTAAGATATTATTCAGTTGTAAATGACGGAAGAGTAACATCAGATATGAAACATACTTATGGTGGTTATAAAAAATATTATAGAACAATAATTGCATCACCTGTAACTAACAACGAATTTAACGGTTTATAAAATGGCACTACCTAAAAAAGTAAAAAACTATTTACCTCTTATACCTGAAAAAGTTGGTAACGAGAGAAGACAACAAATGTTAGATGACATCACTGACAATGGTACTTATTTACCAAAAGGTGTTTTACATGCCGACATGGATAGAGGGGTGTTAGATTTTGTAAAAAACGATCTTAAATTAGTTGTTGACGGTAAAACGGTACCTACTGTCGATAAAATCATAACAACACAAAGTTGGTCTCAATTTACTGAAACGTGGGAGTTTCAAGACTTAGATAAAAACGTTTCTTTACCATTTATAATAACTATTCGTAAGCCAGAAGTTAAATACGGAAAATTGGGAGGGTCAAATGTATTTCAAAATATACCTGAAAGAATGAGATTTTTCTATTATACCGTTCCAAATTGGGATGGTCAAAGAAAGGGTGCTGATGTTTACAAAATACCACAACCAATCCCTATTGATATTGTATATAACGTTAAAATATTTTGTAATAGAATGAGGGAAATTAATGAATTTAATAAATTAATATTACAAAAATTCACTTCTAAGCAGGCATATACCCAAATAAATGGTCACTATATGCCAATTGTATGTGCGGACCCAACAGATGATTCACCTAAAGAGATTGAAAAAAGAAAGTATTACATCATGAGTTATGAGTTTACTCTTAATGGGTTTTTAATTGATGAAAAAGAATTTCAAGTTTCTCCGGCAATCTCAAGACAGGTTTCATTATTTGAATTTGAAACATCAAAAAAATCTAAACGAGTTAAAATAGAACCACCAAGACCAAAATCATTTGATTTGGATTTTAACTTTGTATCAGGTAACACCCAATTAAATGAAGTTTTTAGGTACACTGTGGATTTAATTGTGGGTATTACATCTAACGTTAACTCTTACTCTGTTTTTATAAATTCAAATTATGTTGGTGATGATTTAACAAAGATACAAATAACTGATGGGGATACCTTAGTTGTTAATGTGGTAAAAATAGATAACACAAAAGAAGCGACTATTAAAACAAATGCGGTTTTAGTGTAACTATTCACCGTATATATCTTTTTCTTTTGTACAAGTTTTAATAATTAAATTTTCTAAAAATTTATAAAGTTTCAAACCTTTATCATCACAGTATGTTTTTAACAACTGATGGGTTTCTTCTGAAATCTTTATATTTTTTATTTTTTTCATAATAATAAATATTTTAATAGGCAGAAAAAAGGTAGAATTTTTTCATACTACTATCTATTTATTATTCTTAGGGTCAGTTTTTTGCTACGAATTAATGTATTTATATATAAAATAAATCTTTAATTAAACAAAAAAATGGCATCTAGTACAAAAGTATTCGTTTCTCCAGGAGTTTATACCTCAGAAAGGGACTTAACTTTCGTTGCACAAAGTGTTGGTGTAACTACTTTAGGTTTAGTTGGTGAGACTTTACAAGGTCCAGCTTTCGAACCTATTTTTATAACAAATTTTGATGAGTTCCAAGTTTATTTCGGAGGTACAAGTCCGGAAAAATTTGTTAACACACAAATCCCAAAATATGAATTAGCATATATTTCTAAATCTTACTTACAACAATCTAATCAACTTTTCGTAACAAGGGTATTAGGTTTATCGGGTTACGACGCAGGACCATCTTGGTCTATTGTTACTGCAGGTAATGTAGATCCATCTACAATTGGTGCTACAGGAACCACTTCAGCAACTTATTTATTCTTTACTGGTACAACGGGTAACAGCTCAAGTGTATCAATAACAAGTACATCAAATTTACCTACGGTTTTACAAAGTGATTTTTACAACACTTACACAACATTCAATGGAGGGATTTCAACAATTGCAAATGATTTTCAATCTTACATTTCGGATCAAATTAATTTGTATTCTACGGGTTCTGCATTGTCAGGAAAAACTTCTTACTTTTGGGGTTCTGTTAGTTCATCTACTTTAAACTCAGTAACAGGGGCACCTTACAATACGACGGCAACAACAGAAACGTTTGGTGTTGGAAACATTAATTTAGCCTTAACCAATTTATCGGCATCATCTAACGACCCTTGGTATTATGCAACATTTGACTACGGACAAGGATCTAATGATGTTAATTACTATACAGGGTACGGTTTTGGTTCATCATTGTCATCAATTTCAGCAATAACTTCAGGATATTCAGGTTCGATGGCAGTTTTCTTAACAACATACTCAGGGTCTCCTTATACAGAATATGATGATTTAATTGTTGCAACTTTAAGGTCTAGAGGTATTACAAATTTTTCAAGTACACAACATGGACCTTTATTCCAAGTTTCGGGAACATCAGATGTTATTATGGATTGTTCAGGGAATTATTCAGGAGTAACTAAAAACCCATACGAAACATTTGTTATTTCTGGTATAACAAAAGATAACGACACGTTTAGTTTTGAAACTTCATTATCATCAACAGACACTCAATACATTTCAAAAGTATTTGGTAGAAGTAACTTTGGAAAAGATAGAACTGAAGTTCCTTTATTTGTTGAGGAAGTTTATTCAAGTTTATTACAAACAGGTTATAGAGATGGTAAAATTAGAGGTCTATATTGTGATTTAGTAGGTTTACCTGGAGTTACAGATACAACCAATTTTGATTATAATGACTCATTAGGTTTTTATTTAGAACAATACCAAACACCAGAAACACCATATATGGTTTCTGAATTAAGAGGTAATAAAGTTTTTAAACTATTTAAGTTTAAATTAATTTCTGATGGTAATGCGGCCAATAGACTTGTTAAAATGTCAATCGGAAACATTTCATTTGCGAATGGAACGTTTGATGTATTCATTAGAGATTTTTATGATAACGACCAAAATGTGAGAGTAGTTGAAAGTTTCACTAACTGTTCAATGGATCCAAACCAAAATAACTATGTTGCAAATAAAATAGGTACGGCTAACGGTGAATATGCAGTAAAATCAAAATACGTAATGTTAGAGGTTAGTGATGAAGCACCAACAGACGCATTACCTTGTGGATTTGAAGGATATATCTCAAGAGAGTACGCAACTGCAACACCACCATTTGTGGTATATAAAACAAGATACTTACAACCAGGTGATGTTATATACAACCCTCCTTTTGGATCATCATCAGGTGGAGACAATCCGGTTATTTCAAATGGAGAAAACCCAAGAAGGGCTTATTTAGGTATATCTAATATTACGGGTATTGATTATGATTTCTTTGAATATAAAGGAAAACAATTACCTGCTAATCTTGCAACAGATACAACAGGACCTGAATGGGGTTATAAAACAAAAGGATTCCACATGGATAGTGGAGCAACTGTTGTAACTATGTATAACGTACTTACATCGGCATACACACAAGCGTTTGAAGTTGGAGCTGGTAACTTTAGAAGTGAACCACAAGATACTGATAATCCATACTACAGATTGAACACCCGTAAATATACTGTTTATGCTTATGGTGGTTTTGACGGATGGGACATTTACAGAGAATACAGAACAAACGGAGATGCGTTTGCTCTTGGTCAATCAGGTTTCAAAAACGGATCAGCACCTTCAGTAACATTCCCAACTGCAACAGGATGGGGAGCGTTTAAACATATTTCAGGACCTAATCAAGAGACATGGGAAAATACTGACTATTACGCTTACAAATGGGGTCAAGATAGTTTTGCAAATCCTGAATCGGTAAATATTAACGTATTTGCAACACCAGGGATTGATTATTATTATAATTCAAATTTGGTTGAAGATGCAATTGATATGGTTGAAACAGATAGAGCGGATTCAGTATACATTTGTACGACGGCTGACTTTAACTTATTGTTACCATCTTATAATGATATTGAAGAAGGTTTGGTTTATCCTCAAGAAATTGTTGATAGATTAGAAGATACTGGAATTGATTCAAACTATACCGCAACTTACTACCCATGGGTATTGACGAGAGATACTGTTAATAACACTCAAATCTACATACCACCAACAGCGGAAGTAACTAAAAACTTAGCGTTAACCGATAATATTGCATTCCCTTGGTTCGCATCGGCAGGTTACACAAGAGGTTTGGTAAGTGCAATTAGAGCTCGTAAAAAATTAACTCAAGAAGATAGAGACACACTTTATAAAGGAAGAGTTAACCCAATTGCAACCTTCTCTGATGTTGGTACAGTAATTTGGGGTAATAAAACTTTACAAGTTAAGGAATCTGCACTTGATAGAATCAACGTAAGAAGATTGTTACTACAAGCAAGAAAATTAATTTCAGCGGTAGCGGTAAGATTATTATTTGAACAAAATGACGACAAAGTTAGACAAGACTTCTTAGACTCAGTTAACCCAATCTTGGATTCAATTAGAAGAGACAGAGGTTTAATTGACTTTAGGGTAACGGTTTCTAACACACCTGAAGATTTAGATTCAAACACTTTAACAGGAAAAATATTCTTAAAACCAACAAGAGCATTAGAATATATTGATATTGAGTTTGTTATCACACCAACAGGTGCGTCTTTTGATGATGTATAATTAAAACACAAAAAATAAAACAATGGGGAGTAGAAATATTCCCCATTTGTATATTTATAAGAAAAAAGTTATGAAAATTGAAAAAAAACTTATTAAAGAAAGTGTTGGATCAAAAAAAATTGAACCGATCACTTATTCAGGTAAAAAACAAAACATTGTTTTAACTGAAAATCAATTAGAAAAGTTATTATTTATCATTAATAAAAAATGAAGTACACAAAATACATATACGATTACGTAAACAAAAAAAGATTAGTAGAGGGTATTACTGAAGAAGGAAGACCCGATTTAAAATATTATGCATTTGATTGGGACGACAACATTGTTTTTATGCCAACAAAAATTATGTTAATGAGTGAAAACGAAGAAGAAGTTCCGATGTCAACAGAGGAGTTTGCTGAACACAGACATGAGATTGGGGTACAACCTTTTAGTTTTAAAGGAACAACAATTGTTGGTTACGCACCCAATCCATTTAGAAATTTTAGAACAGAAGGAGACAAAAACTTTATTATTGACTCAATGATGGCCAGTCCTGGTCCATCATGGAATGATTTTGTGGAGTGTATCAATGGAGGGTCAATTTTTGCAATTATAACCGCTAGAGGTCACAATCCTGAAACTTTAAAAGAATCTTGTTTAAATTATATTTTATCAAACCACAACGGCATTAATTCTAAAATTTTAGTTGAAAATTTAAAAAAATATAGAAATTTAGAATCACAAGACATATATGAAAATGTAAAAGAATTAGAATATCAAGATAAAGATCTAATAAACGAGTATTTGGATTTATGTAAGTTTCATCCGGTGACATTTGGTGAAGGAAGTGCTGCGAACCCTGAAGAGGGTAAAATTAAAGCGATGAGAGAATTTATATCTTATTGTCGACAAATGGCTTCGGAGGTTGCAAGAATGACAGGAGACTCGTCAAAGGCGATTTTTAAAAATGATATTGCAAATGATGAAGTGATTCCTTTTATTGGTTTTTCAGATGATGATGCAAAAAATATTGAAGCAATGAAAGGTTTTTTAGAAAAAGAATATCCAGAAGAAAATCCAGTAAGAGTATATTTAACTAAAGGAGGAGAAAAAGAAGAGATATAAGCTATTATATATAATATATATTTTAAAAATATCTGAAAGTAAATAGAAAAAAAATTATAACAAGATATTTATAATAAAAATAAAAACAAAAAAAACAAAATAACATGGCTGATTTATTAATGAAAATGCCCTTTCAGTACGAACCTAAAAAGTCAAATAGGTTTATATTGAGTTTCCCTTCTTCTTTGGGGATTAACTCTTGGTATGTTGAAAAAGCATCAAGACCAAGTATTAAAATTGATACAAAAGAAATTAAATTTTTGAATACTCAAACATACGTTGCAGGATTCTTTAATTGGGATTCTATTTCAGTTTCATTAAGAGACCCAATCGGACCTTCAGCCGCTCAAGCAGTTATGGAATGGGTTCGTTTACATGCAGAATCAGTAACCGGTCGTATGGGATATGCTGCTGGGTATAAAAAAGACGTTGATTTAGAAATGTTAGACCCAACAGGTGTTGTAGTTGAAAAATGGATTTTACAAGGATGTAGTATAACTGACGCTAAATTTAATGAGGTTAACTACACTAATGCTGATATTATGAAAGTCGATATGACATTACAACCTGATAGATGTATATTAGTTTACTAATTAAAAAATCACATAAAAATTTTAAAGAACCTCACCAATAAAGTGGGGTTTTTTATTTACATTAAGTAATGTCAAGTTATTTTTAAAATAAAAAAAGTTATGGATAATGCTATGGATTACGGACAACAACATTTTAATTTACCACACGACGTGGTTAAATTACCATCTAAAGGTATGTTCTACACACCAAAAAAAGAATCATTAAAAGTGGGGTATTTAACTGCTGCTGATGAAAACGTACTACTATCACCAAATAATAGTAAAGAGGGTATAGTAAAGACGTTATTAAGAAGTAAAATTTATGAACCTGGATTCGATATTAACCAAATGATTAATGTTGATGTTCAGGCCGTATTATTATTTTTAAGAAATACTGCTTTCGGATCTGAATTTGAATACATAATAAAGGACCCAAAAACAGGTATTGATTTTGAGACTACTGTGATTATTGATGAAATAAATTACTCTGAACCAACACATACACCAAACAGTGAAGGTCTTTTTGAGTATGTTTTACCAAAAACACAAAAAAAAGTTAAGATTAAAATTTTAAACTTGTCAGACGATAATGAAATTGATAAAATTATAGAGAAATACCCAAAAGGTATGATTGCCCCCGTGATTACAAAACGTTTAGAAAAACAAATTGTTGAATTAGATGGTAATACCGATAAAGGTAATATTGCTACGTTCATCAACCAAATGCCAATAATGGACTCCAAAAGTCTTAGGAAGTTTATTATGGAATGTGAACCTAAACTAGATTTGTCTAAAAAAATTATAGCCCCGTCAGGAGAAGAGGTCACATTGAATGTGAACTTTGGGGTTGAATTTTTTCGGCCTTTCTTCTCACTATAAAAATAATTTAATGGATGAATTTTATTATTTGTCTAAATATGTTAATTTTTCTTATCAAGACTTAATTATGATGCCAACTTTTGAAAGAAGGTATTATATGGATAAGCTAATTTCTGAGTATGATAAAACAGACTGATACTCTATTTATTAATTAAACTATTAGAGTATGTGGTTATTTTTTCAAGATGTAGATGAATTTGCGACCGGAGGGTACGATCCAATCAAAGGTGCTGAGGCTTTAGGAAAGGCGGGATTAGAGGGTGTAAATTTTATGAAGCAAATGGAAGTCCTTACTTCTATGGAAGCAAAGGCTTTATCTATACAAAAAATAATTGGTAGTGGTATTGTTAATAATACTGAAGCATTTAGAGAAAAAATAACAAGTGTTTATATTGAAACATCAAAAGTAGGAGCAACATTTAAAGACGTAACGGATTTAATATCAGGGTTATATACGGGTTTAGGTAGAATGGTTGAACCGTCAGAAGATGTCACAACAAGAATGGTATTCCTCTCAAAAGCAACCGGTGTCGCTTCAGAGTCATTAGGAAAAATGGTTAGTGATTTCATGAATTTAACTTTTTCACAAGAAAAAAGTGCAGATGCAATTGAAAAAATTACTGACTTAGCCAGAAGGGGTGGTGTTAATGTTAAAGCCACTTTGGAGTCAGTACAAAAAAATCTAGACAAAGTTAGTGCATATGGATTTAAAAACGGTATTGACGGATTAGCAAAAATGGCCGTTCAAGCACAACAACTAAGAACTACTGTTGAGGAAATAGGTGCAGTACAAATGGGTCAAACATTTTGGGATCCCGAAAAAGCAATAGAGGCGGCTGCCGGAATGTCTATGTTAGGGGGATCGATGTCTAACCTTATGAATCCATTTCAGTTAATGAACATGGGGGCAAATAATGTTGAGAAACTACAAGAAAGTTTAATTGATTTATCGGCATCGGCTTATAAAGTCAATGAAACTACAGGTGAAGTTGAAACAAACTTTGTCGCACAACAAAGATTAAAAGAACAATTGACGGCTTTAGGAAAAGGTAATGAATATGAAAAGTTTATTAATTTAGGTAGAGAAGCGGCAAAACAGGCTAAAATTATTGCAGATATCAATAAAAGTGGTCTTGGTGAATTATTTGCTGCAGAAGGAGGAACTTTTACTGAAGAAGACCAAAGATTAATTGCATCACTAAGTGAAGTAAAAGATGGAAAAATAAGTTTAAAAATACCAGGTTTTGATCAAATTGATAATTTACAAGATGCACTAACCGGTAACCCTGATAGAATCAAAGAAGCTTTAAAAACATATCAAGATGCCGCCAATCAGTCAGAAAAAGATATCGCAACAAAAAGTTTAAGCACACAAGAACAACAAACAATAGATCTAAGAGTTATTAGAGAAACATTAATAAGGAGTAGTATTATCGGTGAAGAAGGTAGAAAAGATATGATTGCTTTATCTGAATCTTTACAAAAAAAAGAATCAGGAACCATTAAAACGACTTCAGGTTCTGCGGTAGAAGGTATTGAGGTTTTAAAACAATTTTATGATAGAGAGTTTCAAAATATAGATGCCAATAGGGAAGATTCAGATGAAATGAGAGCAAAAAGAGCTAACAGAACTATTAAAGGTCCAACATATAAAACTGATGATGCTTTTTTTGGTGAAGGAAATAAGACACTTACATTAGGTAAAGGACAAATATTTGAATTTATTGATGAAGATCAAGGGATATTCGCTCCAAATTTAGATGAAAAACTAACAACATTAAAGGACTCATATTTACAAATGAAAAAACTTTCACCTGTTTTACAAACCGAAATGGCCGTTAAGACTGAAGGGTTTAAAATGCCCGAGATGAAATTACCGGATTTTTCTATGTTTGAAAAACTGGCGGCGAGATTTTCTGAAAAAACTCAAGGAGAAACAAAAAAAGAAACTGTTCAAAAAATAGAAGGAAGCGGAACAATAAATATAAATGTTAATATTTCAAGTAGCGGTGATTTAGCAAGTTCATTGATGTCAGATAGAAGATTTAAAAACGATTTAGAAACAGAAATATTAAACACAATGAAAAACAAAGACTTATTAATGGTTCAAAAACCATGATAAAATCTATTTATACTAAAAGTAATAAATGGAAAGCCCATTATCATTCAATTCGTCAGAAAACTTTAGAAAGAAGTTACTTCTTAGAAACCTTAGACCGTATGGTGTTGAAGGGTTTTATCAAGGAAACGACTCTAAAAAAAATACAGAAGTTTCGATTATCGATTATTCGGTTATTGACTCACCTTCTATTGAGTTAGAATCCAATATACAAGAGCCAAGATTAATTGGTTTAAATAAGTACACCCCTTTGGATGGTGACTTTGGTAATATAATTAATATAAATAAAAATTTAGGAACACAAACAAACTTTGGTAATTATTCATTTACGCAAAGTGTTAGTTCCCCTTTAGAAATTTTTGGTAAACGAACCGAAAAAGAACAACTGGTTAAAAATCAATATTCTAAAGACAACGGAGAAAACCAAAATACGGTAAACCCTAATGTTAATAAACAAACAAAGGCGAATGAAGGGAATTATGGATATCCTGATAGTATTAATAGTGATTTAGAAAAAAAAGGTAACGAACTTGAAAAGTTTTTAAGAGTATTAAACAAATATGGACCAACTAAAACCGCAAATGGTTTTGGTGATGTTGTAACTTTTGATTTAGAAAGTATTGGTATAAGATTAGGCGAATATACTTATGTGTCTAACGGACCTGAAATTTCAACAGAACAATCTAGAACTAATGCATATATTGCAAATTTCTTTGGACCAAGAGGTGGTTTTGGTTTTGAGGTTGAACCAAACGTAAACAAACAAACAAAACCTAATTCAGGTCCCTTTTTATATTTGGCGTCATCACCAAATAGAACAACAGAACAATCTCAAAAAATTGCGTATCTTTCTAACGTTTATGGACCTGAAGATATTCCAAACGGCTATGGTATATTTATCGACCCCAATTTAAACTTTCAAACTAAAGCGAATCAAGGAGAATTTGAATATGAATCATCTTCACCAAATTTAACAACATCTCAGTCACAAACATTTTTTTATGCAAAAAATAAATATAACAGTGGTGAGGGTTCTTTTGATGCTTTAACGGTTGAAGATTATTCGTTTGAAAATTTAAACGACCCTTATTATAATAGTGATACGACATTTATTTTTATTCCTTCAGACTATAGCCCAATAAACATTTTATCACAAGATGATTTAAATAATGTTAGAGGGTCTGAAGGTTCATTAAGTCAAGATTCGGATTTGGCAAAATTAGGAGCCAAACAACTACAAAAAGAATTTAAGGCAAGAGTTGCTTTTGAATTATTACAACAAACAATAGGAAGGACAATACCATCACAAACAACTGTTGATCCTAACTCAGGCGGAGTCTCAACTGAATTAAAACCTGACCCTTTTGATGCGTTAGGTGTTTTAACTAATAACGTACCATTAATACAAAGAGACTTTAAAATAACTTCGGTTGGTGGAATAATTGGATCGGCGGTTAGTTTTACTGCAAGATTGGCTGGACTTTATTCTCCTTATTCACTTATACCTGGCGAATATTTTGATTATCCACAAAAAAACATATTATCTCAAGCAATATCAAACCCTATTGGTGGATTGGCAAACTTAGCAACAAACTTAGCAACAAAAATCCTAACACCAAATATTGATACCGGTTCAGAAACATTATTGTTAAATACCTCAAACGCAACAAAAAGCATACTATTTGATATGTTGTGGTATAATGAATATAGACCACAATACAAATTAAGTTCTGCCGCCAGTCCAAATCTAAGTGCCCCAAATGGGAATTTTTATATTGGAAAAAGTAAAAATTATATTAGAGATTTAGTTAGTCCAAAAACCGATTTACCTAAAGATAATAAAGGAAATCCCGTAGTTGGTCCTGTTTATAGTTATGGTAGAATTGGTCAAGACTATGAAGGTAAATTAATAAATCAAAAACTTTTCGGTTTAAATGCTCGTGCCTTTTATGATAAGGTCGGTATACAAGGAGGTTTCACTTGGATTGCTAAAAAGAACTACATAGATCCGGGTCGATTAGTTGGACCTAAAAATGCAAAGACAGGAAACCTACAAAACTTTTCAATCGATAGTGTGTTTGGTTCAGGTTTTGAATCCACTTTTAATCAAACAAAATCTTCAGATGTAAAACTAACTCCAGGTTCAATTTTGGATGTCACACAAAGACTAATCGATGCTGGTAGTGTGGGATCTGCAAGTAAATTAGAACACGTTGGAAATGCAATTAACCAAGTATCAAAAGTATTTTTTGATGGGTATCAAGAAATTACCAAAGGATCAAGAGCCAGAAGATTTTTAACACCAACCGCTGCGGGTCAAAGTTCAGGTGGTGAAGTTAAAGATGTTGTTGGTTATGAATATTGTAGATTGTTTACAAAAGATAGACCTTATTATTCATACAACGAACTACAAAAAACTGACGGTAATATTAGAGGATATGGTAACACTAGTTCGGTACTAACTAACACCTATAATTTAAATATTGCACCAATGCATGGTGAGGACTCTTCTAACATAATTGCAGGTAGAGTTAAAAAATATATGTTTTCTATCGAAAACTTAGCGTGGAGAACATCAAGTAGAAATGGATATAGAGTTGAAGACTTACCTGCGTGTGAGATAGGACCTAATGGTGGAAGAATAATGTGGTTTCCTCCGTATGACCTTTCTTTTGATGATTCGTCCACTGCCAATTGGAATGACACCACTTTCCTTGGTAGGACGGAACCTGTTTGGACTTATACTAAAACAACTAGAAAAGGTAATATTAGTTTTAAAATTCTTGTAGACCACCCATCGGTATTGAATGTTGTCGTAAATAAAGAATTAGAAAAAACTGAAGAATCTTTAGCCACTAAGGTTATTGACTCTTTGTTTGCCGGATGTTTAAAATATGATTTGGTAGACCTCCTTAAAAAATACCCAATGTTTAGTTACTCCGATATTTATGAGGTTGTTGAATCATTTAGAACGGTAGATGAGGTTAGAGAGTACACAAAATTTTTACCACCAACACAAATACAAGGTGAAGTAAAAGTATCAACAAATGCTAAGATAGAAACAAAAGAAGAAGATACAAATAGTGAAACTGAAGAAATAGTAAAAGAATTAAATAGTAAAGAAAAAGATTCTAAATTTGAAGAAATGATTTTATTGTTTCCTCAATCAATACCTTTAGGCGAAACATCTGAAAGTGATAGTATTTATGAAACTTATTATAATGAATTACTTACTAATAGTAGTGAATATCCAAATAGTGTAACATATTCAAACACATCTGATGGTTTTTACATAAATTATGCAAATAAAAACAATATTAAGGTTACACTACCTGATTCACCACCCATCAAAGAACTTGCCGATAAATGGATTATTGCAAAACCATCAGTGGCTAATGAAATCATACAAGAACTACAACAAGAGTATTCTGATTTTCAAGAGTTTTTAGAAAAAATATTAAAAGTTTTAAAAAGTGGATCTGAAGTTGAGTTTTCTTTAATTGCATCAGCAAATGCTAATGGTGGAGTATCCTATAACAAAAAATTGTCAGATAGAAGAATTGATTCTGTTTATAAACAAATTTTGGAATTTGGTGATAATGAAAATAAACTTTCAGATTTTATTGATAAAAAATTAAAAATAAATAAAAAAACAGAAGGAAAAGAATCAAAATTAAAAACGGATAAGTACTCTAGTATTGATTGTTCAAAAGACTTCTTAAATAGTAATAGAGACGGTAAGGGATCTATGCAGGCGATGTTGTGTAGAAGAGTTACTGTCACTAAAGTTAAAATTACACCAGTAAAAGAAGAAAAAAAGAAAAAAACAGAAGAGGAAAAAAGAAAAGAAATTGAAGGACAACCAGCACAAACAAACGCGGCAGAAAATAATAACACAACAAACACACAATCACAAGCGGTTACCGTAAAAGAAATTACTCAAACAACTGTTAAAGACACTACTTTGAATAAAAGAAAAGATTTAACCAAAAGACTTTTAAGAAAACTTTTGACCGAATGTAATTACTTTGAAATGATCAAGGAAACTAATCCTATGATATATGATGGAATCAAAAGTAAAATTAAAAACTTCCAACCGGCATTTCATTCAATAACACCCGAAGGTTTAAATGCAAGATTAACATTTTTAAATCAATGTTTTAGACCGGGAGATACAATCCCTACGGCGGTTGAAAGTGGAGGACAAACACAATTCCAATATAACGACGTTTTCAATAGTGCTTTTGGTACACCACCTGTTTTAGTTTTAAGGGTTGGTGACTTCTATCACACAAAAATAATTCCGGAAACATTAACTTTAAAATATGATGAAGGTAAGTTTGATTTAAACCCTGAAGGTATTGGAGTCCAACCGATGTTTGCAACTGTAAGTATTGGGTTTAGTTTTATAGGAGGACATGGAATGTCAAATCCCGTTGCTGAGTTACAAAACGCACTTTCATTTAATTATTATGCAAATACTGAAATGTATGATGAAAGGGCAACAGTAACAGACCCTATATTATCTCAGTTTGATTCTGAAGTTCTTGATATCATTAAAAATGATGTTGGATTAATTGATCCACAAGATAAACCACAAGGTTCAGGTAAAGGTAATACTATTGGTAATATAAAATCATCTAATCTAGATATTCAAACAAGTGCGATAACAGGAACTGTTGAGTACCAAACAAAAATGAATGAGTTTGTCGCATCAACTGGGGCATACTTTAATTCTGTATATTCTAATTTAAACATACTAAGAGAATACCTTAATATGGGAGGATTGTTAGTGTACACTAAAGACAGAAAATATCAAGAAGGTTTATTTGATTATTTGAGCGGAGACACTAATAGTCTTTTAACAAAAATTATAGGAAAACCGGAATCATATCAAAATAAAGTAGATGATTTAATACGAAGGGCAAAACAAGATGTTGATGATTTATTAACACCACCTTTAGCTCAAGTTGATGAAAAAAACTTTAATGCAAACCAAAAGAGGAGAGTTAAAAGAAAACTTAAAGAATTGATTAACGAAAAGAAGGACCCATATATTAGTTTTTTAGATAGTGCACAAACAAACATTATTCAAGAAGAATTAAAATATATTGCTTTGTCAGACCAACTTAATTTTGTTATAAATAAAAGAGATGGTTATGAAACAAAAAGGGGGTCTTCTATTATATATGATTTATCAGGTAAAACAGAAGGGGCTACAAATACATATGATGAATTAAAAACAGACCTATTTAAAGTTGGTAATGATCTAAATAGATTTGTACAAAAATTAAATGAGTATGGAATTGTTCCTACCGGAGATACTTTAACGTATAATGATGATTTTAAAATGCAATTATATTTAAAAGAAGATTTAGAAGAAGAAGTGCCGCCAGCAACGAATGTATTTTTTATGTTATTTGGAACACAAATCATTTTGAATCCAGATACCTTTGTTGATGCACTTGCGTCTGCCGCCACTGACGGGAATTTACTTTCTTCCGATTATAATCTTTGGAAAGACTTTATATATAATAATTTAGGTTTTTATAAAACGGTAAACGGTTATACACAAAAACCATTAGGTGGTCTTGTAAAGGACTTCAAAAGATCTAAAGATACTCTAAACAAAAAGTTTGAGGATTTTAAGAATGATTATTTAAATGATTTACTTCCTAATGAAATTTATGACCCTTTCTCTAAAGATAAAACCAGAGTTTTAGATTATTCTAAACAATTAACAACAAATCAAACAGATAGTGATAATTTGAAAAATGTTTGGTCAACGGTTGATTCAAATACGAATAAATATAATTTAAAGAAAAAAATGAACTAATATGGAATACTACAGAAGATATGGTAAATTTTTAATAAATGGAACACAAACGGTTGTGCCTTATGTTAATATTGGTTCAAGACCGTCGGACCAAAAATATGTGTACAGAGCCGGTCAAAGTAGGTTAGATAAAATTAGTTATGAAAAATATGAGTCACCATTTTTTGGTTGGTTAATCCAATTAGCGAACCCAATTTATGGTGGATTGGAGTCAAATATACCTGATGGCACCATATTAATAATACCTTATCCGTTAATTAGTGCATTACAAGACTACAAAAATGCTGTAGATACACATATTTTTTATTATGGCAGATAGTTTAAACCAAAAATCAATATATGTTGAAACAGATTATGACAACATTATCTTAATAGATCCTAACAAGATTGTTGTTAATAATGAAGTTAAAGATAGATTAGTCGATCATGAAGACTTAGTTTTTTATGCGAATTTAGAAACAAAAGTAATACCTAGAACAAAATTAGCGACTGGAGGATCATTTGATAGTCCGGTTATTAATTCATCAATAGCCTCTTTGAACGGAAGATCAGACGGAGCCAAAATTAATTTTTTACAACCAATAGATACGAATGAAAATAGTTTAAGTGGTACAAAACGTTTTTTTGATACTAGTTGGTCAGACCAGTTAACTGGTAGCGGTGCGAGACAAGGTAACGGTTTTAATCAAACTAAAGAGACAAAACAAAACAGAGACGGAAAAATAATTTTTAACAGAGACGTTACTAATTATAATGACACTCAGTTGTTAGGAATAAAAGACATAACAGTTGATATTTCAGGTATAAACGCAACGAAAGTAAATATAAATTTAATAGACATTCAAGGTAGGACATTATTTGAACAAGGAGAAAAATCAATCTACTCGGTGTTTTTTAATTTACCTTACCCTTTATTTTATTTAACACTTAAAGGTTATTATGGAAAGGCGATAAGATATGCTTTGAATTTAACAAAGTTTAATGCATCATTTAATGCAAGAACAGGTGACTACGAAATATCACTTTCTTTTATTGGAAGAAATTCAGGATTATTGACCGACACTTTATTGACATATGCAAAGACGGCACCAAAAATGACACCAACCACTTTACAACAACAATCAACAGTTAGTAGTGCTCCTGGTCAACAAAATTCAAATTTAGAAATTATCGATTCATCTATTGGTGAACAAACATTAAAAGAAGTTTACAAGTCATATAAGGCAAAAGGTTTAATTGATAAAGATTTTCCTGAGTTAACTATTGATGGTTTTATTGAAAAGGCCGATACGTTTGTAACCAATATGCAAGACCTAATAAAAAAAGGAGATTTTGCCGTATTGAGTGACGTTGCTAAATTCAGAGAAGTTTTACTTGACATAAAATCAAAAGTATATTCGATACCTAAAAACAAATTTTTAGATCTTAATAATTATTTTTTTTATAGAGGTGAAATAATTTACACTTTTAAAAACACGGTTGATTATACAAAAAGAAAGGAACTTGTTTCAGGTATAGAAACTGAAATAAATGATGCTAATAATAATTTAAAGGCGAATAAATCTTTTGGTGATAATGCGGAATACGTAGTTGCTGGAACAACATATAAGGAAAGTATTGTGGTTAAATTAGATTCAAAAGATGTTATTGAACAAATACCAATAAGTGCTTTTAACGATACTGACTTTGAAAATACGTTAGCAAAAAGATTAGGTAGAACACCAACACAACAAGAAGTCGCTAAATTTAAAGTGGATACATTGCAAGATGTTGAAATATTCAGTAAAAAAATAGACGACGCAACAGGAGATTTAGTTGATGATACACCCACTTATTTTAAATTTGGTGAAACTGAATTTAGTACGAGTAAGTATTTGGCTAATAGTTTTTTAGATGATATAGATAATGGGTTAAAAAAACTAAAATCAAGAGAAGAAAAAATAGAGCAGGATTTTACAAACCTATTAGCAAATAAAATAATTTCTGAAGATGGGGGTTTAGGGTTTAAACCAACAATTAGAAATATTTTTGCAATTTTATTATCAGGTGTTGACACCTTTTATAGGTTAATGGATAAAACACATACCCAAGCTTGGAATCAAAGAACAAACCCAAAAAGACTTTTTTCAATTATACCACCTGACAAAAATTTTGGTATTGATTCTAAAAACGTTGTTAATGGGAATTTAACGGATGTTAATATTGTTTACCCTTGGCCAACTTTTTTCACTAAGGAAAGAGACCCTAATGATACTAGCGGAAGAGAAAAATATATGCTTAATTATGTAGGAGACCCAAAATATATTGATTCAACAAATGGTTATGATTATACCACATGGCCTGAAGTTGCATTTTTAGAAGATTACATAAACGCTCAAACAAAAAGGGCTCAGTCAGTAAAAAGACAATCATATAGAAATAATAAAAACGAATCACCATTTGGGTCATGTAATACTTTAGATTTTCCTTTTGAAACGTTACCTTACGAAGATGTTTCGGAAGTGACTTTCTTTTATGAAATATATGAAAGATTATATGCTTTAGTGAACTATACAAATCTTTATAGAGGAAACTACAAGACAAACCAAGTTGATAAATTTTTAGCAGATTTAGAGGCAAAAAATATTATATATGGTTCCGAAGATAGTTTTTCATTAAAAGAAAAAATGAAAAACTTTAAATTCAATCTACAACAGTTTGAAGATTTTTTAAAAAACATAGATAAAACTAGTTGGGCTTCAGAAGAAAGAGATTTATATGTTACTGATTATGTTAATAACTCAATAAAAAAAGATTATGGAATATATGCTTTATCAGAAATAGACGGAAGATCAATATCATTAGAAAACTCAAGCCCATTAATTGGAGAATTTAACAAATATTTAAAAAGTTCCGAACACAATGTATTAAATTTTTTAGATACATTTAATTATAGTTATGATTTTTCCTTATCGGAAAAAACTTTTATTTTTTTAGACGAAAAAAAAACATTAGCTAGATTAAATGAGTCCGAAACTATAAAAAACATAACATTACTTGACATTAGTAAAAAACCCCAATTTGCAAATCAAAATTTAAAAATACTAACAAGAAATAATACTGATAAAATTTTAGATTTAACAACTTTACAAAAATTTTATGATGATGAAGTTAAAAAAAGATATGTAACTGAAGTAAGTACATACTATAATAGTTCAACATACTTAGGAAATGTAGGGGCGGACCAAACCACAAGTTATTTAAATACCCCATATTTTATTAATTCAATTTTAAATGGAGTTGATAAAGAGAAAAATAACGAAACAAACCCTTACGTTGCTACTGGGTATCTTTTTATTAATTCTTTACCAATAGAAGATTTAAGATATCCGGTATTATGGGATTATGATAAAGAAAAAAGTGTTGGTAATTTTTACGAGACAATAAGAAAATTTTCAGCAATACACCAAGCTCCATATTCTTTTTTATTAAAAATGGGAGCTTTTTGGCATAGATACAAAACATATCACACAACAGGTGTTGACATATTAGATAATTGTTGGAAAGATTTTGATTACAAAAAATATTATGACCCAATAAACAATGATCTGACCAAACAGTATGAAATTAAAAATTACGACGGAAACGATAGTACTTTTAAGGCATATAGAAACGAAATACAACCAAACAATAAGGAACTTGATATTTTTAATTATGGATTTTACCCTAAATTAATTAACGACTTTCAATACTTTTTTACAAAAAAAGATCTATTTAATGACTATACAGAACAAGAAGTTAAAAAACCATTTGATAATAATAAAATTAAAATAGGTACAAACACTAATGCTAATTTTATAATGGCTCAAAGTGGAGATATTAACAACTTAAACAGATCAATAATCAATAGTTCATATTATGAATACCTTATCTTTGATAAAGACCCATTGATAGATCCTGCAAATAAAGTCTATATGGTAATCCCGTCTTCTGGTGGTATTCCTATTAACCAAACAAATTATGAATGTTTTACTGTTGATAAAAAATTAAATCAAGAGATAAAAGAAAACCCATCGGTTTATAACGGAACGGTTAGAAGTTTTTGGGGATGTTCACAGTTTGGGTATTTTGATAATAGTGCTCTAACAAAACCTGATATTAATGAAGAACTTAATTATTTCCGTTGGTTTGAGGATGAAAAAATAAGTGGAATATATTCACCATTTAAAAAATCAATATTAGATGATTTTGAGACTTTATTTTTAGAATTTTGTAACCCAAATCCTACTACCAATACAAAGTCATTAATTCAAAATGAAAATACTGTTGAAAAAGTAAGGTATTCAGGTTTAAAACAATTAAAATTTGTATTAAAAGATTTATTCACTATAACTGAGAGCGAACTAACTCTTACAAACCAACAAAATAATGATGGTGAATTATTAGCACAAAAACAAATATATAATTTAACTCAAAAAATTAAAACATTTTGTGATTATAGTTTGATATTAAAAATTGCAAATTCAGGAGATTTTGATAGAAGACTTTTTGGTAGTTTGGCTAATAACCCAATATTAAAACCATTAGACCCAATACTACCAACAGGTGCTGGATATATAAAAGGAACATTACCTGGCGATGGATCTAATGTGTCAATTTTACAAAGTAAAACACTAAGTACGCAAAACGCTGAGGCGTGGACCTCGTTATATTTAAATGTGGGTTCATTTTTTGAAATCTCTAGTAACCCCGGATTAAACTATTCGGAGTATAAGGATAGTGGGTCAACAATATTTGACTTTTTTATAGATAATAACATTGAATTCAATAAAAGTAATGTTGAAGTTTATTCTAAACTAATAAAAATATATTCAACACAAAAAAATAAAAAACGAATTAATAATGAAACATATGGTAATACGGAGTTTATAAGTGACTTAGAAAACTTCTTATTAGAAAAAAATAAAATATTAGACGACAGTATTGTTGAAGTCTTTACGTACTTAAATAAAAATTTACCAACCGTAACTATTAATAATAAAAATACTAAATCAACCTTAGATGGTAACATTAGTAAATTAAGTTTATATAACACATTTCAAGCTTTCAACGATAAATGGATTGCCGGAAGTGATTTAACAACAAGGACAATTTTTGAAGACTTTTTGTTTCACGACGCGGCAAATCATGATATAGGTGATGAGTTGCAGGTTGATATATTTGCGGTTAAAGAAATACTTAAAACCTCAGACCCGGCAACTGACATTCTGTTAATTATTGGATCAATATTAAAAGTCGCAGGAGACCTTTTATTTTTTTCAATGCCAGCTTACATAAATTTTTATGGTGTTAATAACCCAACAAAAAAACCAAATCCGATAAACATTGATGTACCAAACTCACTTTTTGGGACATGGACAAACGTCAATTATATTGATTCTAGACCTAAGTTTCTTTGTGTGTATGCCGGTAAAGAATCTGAAAGACCTGAAAGTAAAGATAATGATTTTGTTTTATATGCGAATGATAGTTTTGATTTTAGAAATCCAACAACGGTTCCTGTTAGAATTGAACCGGATAAACAAAATTTATCTAAGTCAAATAAAGTAGTTGCGTTTAACGTCGATTTTGGTATAAGAAACCAAAATATATTTGAAAGTATAAATGTTAGTATGAACGACAAAAAACCAACAAACGCAACATTTTTAGTTAACGACCAATTGGCAAATGGGGTGAATGCCGACAAAATTGCTCAACAGACTACATCACTATATAGTTTATACAAGTCGATGAGTTATGCTTGTACAGTCACATCTCTTGGTAATGTTATGATCCAACCAATGATGTATTTTAATTTAAGACATGTTCCACTATTTTACGGACCATATTATATTTTCAAAGTTAAACATAGTATAGCTCAGGGAAAATTTACAACAACATTTGATGGTTCAAGAATGCCAAAATACGCACTACCTCAGGCGGATAATTTAGCAACATTTATTAAAATAAATTATTTAGAAAACTTTAAATCAGAAATTTTAAAGGCCGGTAGCTCCACGGTTATTGAAGAAACAAATCCAACGGTATTAGATCCTGAAAGGGCTGCGGAAATAGAAAATCTACAACCAAACGATAACGAACAATGTCAATTATTTATTGCTGATAAATACAAAAATTTACCAGAAGAAGATATAAGAAGAGGAACCATGACGTTTGAGGATTTAAAAGTATTAATAAATGATAACGTAACATTAGATAGATCTTTAAAAACTTTAATATTCACAATAGCAATAACAAGAGGAACTAATCTTGTTGATAATGAATTGATTCAAGTTTTAAATAATAATTTATTTGAAATATCTGCAAAAAATATCTATCCAGATAGGCCTGATTTAAAAAAATGGGTTTGTTATAATAGTGGTTATGAGGCAAACCCTTACTTTGCTTTTGATCAATTAAAAGAATCGGTTAGTGT